CATTCCCGCCGCGTCCGCCCCGGCCAGGCGGGCAAAGCGCACCTCGGCGGGGGTCTCGTACTGGGGGCCGGGGAAGTACATATACACCCCCTGGCGCAGAGGGATGCCCAGGTCGGCGGCCGCCTGCACGGCCAGGGCCTGGAGGGCGGGGGTGTACAGGTGGGAGGAGTCGGGGAACCGGGGGCCGAACTCCGGGATGTTCTCCCCCCGCAGGGGGGACTCCATGAAGATCTTGATCTGGTCCCGGATCAGCATCAGCTCCCCGGCCTTCCAGTCGGTGTTCACGCACCCGCAGCCTAAGAGCCGCAGCACCCGCACGGCGTAGGACACCTCCTCGTAGGAGTAGCCCTCGTAGTGGTGCATCCGCCCCTGCATGACGGCCACGTTTTTGCCGTTGAGCCGGCCTAAGACCAGCTGCCCCTTGTGGCCGGGGGCGGTGGAGGTCTTAAAGTGCGGGATCTCCCCGTAGGGGACGGCCACGGCGTCCTCCACCAAGTCGCCCAGATAGCCCAGGCCGGAGCCTAAGACCATGGCCACCTGGGGCTGAAAGGCGCCGATCCGCGCGCGCACCGCGGCGGCGCTCTCCTGATATTGGGCATAGGTATAGCTCATAGGGGTTCCTCCGTTCTGCCGCGAACCGCGGCGTAAATTTCACCCCCCACCCGGGGGGCACGGATCAATCTGAGACATTGTACACCAAAGCGCCAGAAAAAGCAATCAAAACGTCGTCGCGTCGTCGTCGCAAAGTCCGCTCGTCTCCGTTCCCGCCTGCGGCGAGAACTGCGCTCGCTCCCTTGCTCCTCCTCTCCCCAGAAAGCCACGATGTGGCTTCCCGGGGCCCCCGTAGGGCCCGATGCCCTCATCGGGCCGCGTCCCCCTATCTCTTATCTTTTATCTTTTATCTCTTATCTCACTCCTCACTCCTAACTCACCCCCACATACGCCGCCGCAAACCCCGCCACCGCCGCCAGCAGGGCCCAAATGAGCTTGTCCACAATGGCGTCCCACCGCCTCCCCGGCTTCTCCGTCAGGGTCTTCACGTCCTTCTTGATGGTGTCCACGTTCTTTTCAATGGTGTCCTGCTTGGTGGCCAGAACTTCTACAGAAGTGGTCAGCTTCTCCAAATCGTCCTGGCGCTTTTCCACCTCGTCCAACCGTTTGGTGTTGCTCTTGCTCCGCTGCTCCACTTGCGTCAGCCGCCGCTCGTGGTCGGTGTCATATTCCATGCCGTTCCTCCTCCCTCGTCGTCATCGACTCCGCCCCCCCGCAGACCACGTCCCGCCCCATCCCCCTATCTCTTATCTTTTATCTCTTATCTCACTCATCACTCTCCTGTTGTACTTTCCCCGCCGCCTTGGCCTAACCGCCTGCTCCTGTTCCGGCTCCGGCTCCCCGTACCGCTTCCAGGGGGGCCAGGGGGTGATCCCCACCAGCTCCCCCTCCACCACCACCGGGTCAAAAAAGGGGTAGTGCAGGGCGGCGCTTCGGGCCAGGGGCGTACCGTTGGGGATCTCCCACCAGTCCCCGGCATCCAGACCATAGGTCTCCAGGGTCGCCGCCTTCAGCTTGGGGCAGCGCGCCCCCTGAAAGGTCCCATAGCTGACCCCGTCCCAGACCCATTGCAGCACGCCCAAGGTCCGCTTATGCACCAGCACGGCGGTCACCCCCAAACCGCGCCTGGAGCGCCTGGTAGGTGGCCGCGTCGATCCGGTCGATCACGGCGTCCCCGCCCCCCAGGAGCACAAAGGGATTTTCGGGCGCCCGGGCCTTTTGCTGGCACCGGGGCCGGTAGTCCTCCTGAAAGCCGGGGCACACCCGCCCGCTATACAGTCGGCGCACCTTTTTGACCAGGGCCTGGGAGCACCCCAGCCCCTTGGCGGCCTGTCCGGCCCCCGCCCCTGCGGCTAAGCGGTTCAGAATGGCGCAGTACAGCAAGGGAAGCCCCTGGTGGGTCTGCCCCCGGCACACGATCCGGTAGTAGAAGGCCGGGGACAGGCCCAGGTCCTGGGCCAGCTCCTTCTCGCTGCGCCCCGCCCAGTCCACCCGCTTCACCCCCACGGCGGACAGCCGGGGGTCCAGGTCGACGGAGAACACCCGCAGCTTCTCCTCCGCCCGCTCCACCCCGTGGGACACGGTGCAGGGGGCCCGGTTCAGATACCCAGCGATGTCCCGGTAAGAGGTGTCCTTTGCCAGCACCAGATAGACCATCTCTTTCTGCCGCTCGGTCAGCACCTGGGCGCTGTTCAGAAATAGCTGATAGTCGAACAGCCCCCGCTCGTCCACGCACTTGCCCAGCAGCAGCTTGGCAGTCACGTACCCCTCGATCCGCTGTCGGCCCCGCTGTAGGGTCCGGGAGACGGTGCATTTCCGCACCCCCCGGCGCTGCCCGATCTCCTCCTGGGTCAGCTCCTCCACATAGTAGTCGTGGAGACACTGGGCCTGGAGGGGGGTACACAGGGCCATCCCGGCGCTGACCAGCTGCTGCACCTGCCGGATCTGCCGCCCGGTGGCGGGCAGGGCGTCCCACCGGGTCCCCTCCACCATAGACCAGGTGGCCCCCTCCAGGTCGGACCACAGAGCCCCGCAGGCCAGGGCGGTGTCCATCCGGGAGACGGGCTTCTTCCCGTCCCGGCCCACCGGCTCCTTCTGCGCCGCCCGCTCCGGGTCCAGCCGGATCACCTCTTGGCAGGCCTCCTGATACATCTCCTTCAGCATCCGCGCCCGCTCGTGCTGCTTCGCCCGCTCGCCGGCGTCGGTGGCGTCCAGCAGGGCGGCGCGGGCCTGCTTGTACCGCTGATACAGCGCTGCCTTCCGCTCCCGGGCCTGGTCTAATTCGCTCATGTGGGCTCCTGCCCCCCGTAAAACAGCGCCGTGCCGTCGTAGGCGTCGGGGGAGAGCAGGGTCACGGTGCCCGTACCCTGGTCATAGACCACCTGGGTACCCAGCACCGCCCAGGTGTCGGTGGTCAGAACGCCGTCTACCAGGTGGCGCAGGGTGCAGCCAAAGGCGCCGCTTCGCCGCTGGTGCGCTTCGCTGGAGAGGGTCAGCTGGTAGAGGGGGGCGCTGTCCCCGCCGCCGTCGTCCTCTGCCTCGGTCTCCTGGCTGTCCTGCGTGTTCTCCTCGACCTCCTGGCCGTCCGCATCCTCCTCTGTTTTGGCCTCCTCGCCGTCCTCGGCGCCGGATTCCTCCTGAACCTCCTGGAGCACCCAGTCCTGGGCGGAAAAGGGGACCGTGGTGAACAGCGGCCGCCACTCTAAGTCGTACAGCTGGTCTGATTTCTTTTGCAGCACATCACCCGCGCTGCCGCCCACAGGTACGTTGCCGGACTGGAGGGAGGCACTGTGCAGCGTTTCCAGCGCCTGCTGAACGGTCATCTCCTCTCCGCTGAGCACCGCCCCCAAATTGTCCGCTGCCTGGGGGCTGTCCAGCTCAGGCAGAAGACTCTCGTTTAAGAACTCCTTGATCGCCTCGCCCGCCTCGTCAAACTTCCCCTTCAGCTGCGCCGCCGTCAGTCCGCCCACGTCGTTGGGCTCGTCATCCAGCTTCTGGATCACAGCCAAGTCCTTGGTCAGTTTCGATAGACTCATGTTGGTTCACCTCTTTTTCAAAATTGCACACGTCACCCCACGGGCCGCCGAGGGCGGCGGCCCCCACATTCACAGATCAACCCTTTCAGGAATCTCTGTTTGGACCGCCCCCCTGGGCGGTCCAAACCCCCGTCCCCCGCGGGGCTTTTCCTGCGCTTATTTCGCCTTCCCGGCGTACCGAACCTGCACATCCGCCGCCAGTACCGTGGCCGTGGCTGAGGCGGAGCAGCTGCTGAGGATCAGCTTGTAGAAGGTGAACTTTTTCACCTTCAGCCGCACCCGCTGTACCTGGGGCTTGCGGTTGGTGCGGAAGGACCAGTGCCCAAAGTGGACATTGATGCAGGTGGAAAGCCCTGCCGCCACGTCCTTTTTCACATAGTCCGACTTTCGGTTGGACTGGGCGGTCACCGTCACGCACCCCTGGCTCTCCGGCTTGATGGACACCCACAGGCTGGCGCTGTACTTTTCCCGCCAGTCCCGCTCAAAGTCCAGGGAGCCGGACTCCCAGTAGGCGTCGATGGGTTCCCGGTTGTCGTTGCGGTACTGCCGGGACAGGTGCATGACTGTCCCCGCATCCGTGCCGAAGTACAGCTCCCCGTCCACCTGGACCATGCACCGGGCGGGGAAGTGATCGTAGTAGTACCAGGCGTCGTTGCCATAGTTGTGGACCAGCGCTTGCTCCCCCCAGAGAATGTAATACTCCCGCCGCCGTTCGTCGTCGAAGGTCCTGCACGAGGCCAGGTCAAAGCCGGACAGGGTATTTTCCACCCGGTCGCTGATGCGCTTGGCGTTGCGCTCATCCCGGGTGGAGCCGGAGGCCAGTACCCAGGTGTAGACCGACTGGCCGAACAGAGTCCGGGGGTAGTTCTGCACCAGCCGCGCCTGCCCGGGGGCGGCACAGCCGATGTCCCGGTTCAGGGGTGTGGTGTAAAAGGCCGCCGTGGCCGTGCCGTCGGACAGCTCCAGGGTGTCGTACTGGGCGGTATAGGCCCCGTCGCTTTTGAACACCAGCAGCCGGTCGTAGTGGCGGATCATGGCGGTGATGGGCGTGTTGGCCGTGTCCACCGCCATGACGTTCAGGTCGGGGAAATATTCCGCGCTGGGCTGAGCGTCGTGGGTAAGGTCGGAGTACACCGCCTGGTAGGTGCCGTCGCCGTACAGAAACACTCTGGTGTCGGTGGCGCCGTTGTAGCACTCCGCCCAGCGCATGGCGGTCACCTTTGACCGGTCGCCCGTCCCCTTGCGCCAGGTAATGGTCACCGTGTTCACCCCCTTGGCGGGGGCCTTGGCAAAGGTCACCGTCCCCTCCTCCGGGTCTGCCGTCCAGGTCATATCGGTGCCCTCCACGCCCAGCACCTCGTCGATCTGCTCCTCCGCCAGCCGGAATACCGTGGAGGTGCCGTCCGGTGAGTACACCCCCCGGCGCTTGCCGGTCAGCAGGTTTACCCGCTCCAGCAGGGTGCCGCCCCCGGCAGGGGGCGTGGCGGTGGTCACAATGGGCACATAGCCCTCCACCGTTTCCACCGTCCCCGCGCCGCTCCAGCAGTAGTACTCCCGGCCCGTCAGCACATAGACCTTCTGGGCAAAGCCGAAAAAGCACACGTCCTGGTCGTCGATCTCCCCTAAATCGTCCGCCGCCCAGGTGTTGGTATCCAGCTCCCACAGGTGCCCGCCGCAGGCGCACAGCAGCCGGGGCGTCCCCGCCACATAGCCGCTCCAAAGCCCCCGCACCGGCCGGCCCTGCGCCAGGTCACATACCTTGGCATAGCCCGGCCGGATCTGCAAATGCCCCTCCTGGGTGATTCGAAAGTTGCGCATCTGGGCCGCCTCGCCCAGTTTCAACCCCGTGTCCCCGTCCGGGGACTCGTTCAGCCCCAGCCACTGCTTCAACTGATAGATCTTCGTGCTGTCCGTCGTGATGACATTTGCCATCGGATCACCTCCTTCTCACCATCTGGCGAACCGGCCATACTCGATCCCGCCGTACAGATCCACGATGTCCTCGCTCTGGGTGGGAAGCCCCCGCCTGGCCTGGGCCAGCAGCTCCTGATACCGCTGCTGGAAGTAGGACGCCAGGCTGGGGTTCTCATCCAGCAGCAGGTGGGCGGCCAGACCGTAGGGCAGCACGCTCTGGCACAGGTAGTCGTCCAGTCCGAGGTCCT